TGTATTCGTAGCGGCGCTTTGGTTGCCTGTAGTGGTAGCGGCGCTTCGGTGACCTGTATTCGTAGCGGCGCTTTGGTTGCCTGTATTTGATTTCTTGTTATTCTTCCAATCGACCTTATCCATCGTGAATTTAACAAACGCCTCTACAATACCTTTAATCCCTATCTCTGCCCCTATATTTATCTTTTTGCCGCATCTTTTACTGTCACTACCCTGTTCCGCTGAAACATCGTCAAGTTTAACTTCGCAATACCTGCTATCAGCTGGCGAATAATAGTTAAACACATCCATGGGATTCTCGCAGGCATGAAACCCGCAATCACATAACTCCGCTCTTTCTTCTTCGTAATCTTTACCAACCTCGTATTGAAAACCTCTACACTTTAAATCTTTATCAAATCCTTTATATGCTTTCATTGAATCCTCCTCTATACATTTTCATGAAATCATCTATCCTTAAAGTTACCTTCCAGTCTTTGCCGTTTTTCCGATGAAACACCGCCGGAACTTCACCTTTGCAGTCTCTTACAGCCTGCTCCATAGCTTCATCAATATTTAATCTTTCTACTCTCTTGCACTCTATATGTATCCCAGTAAGACCAACTACATCAGCTTTAGAATCAAGCTCTTTTCCGTTATACTGAGCTGTTCTTCGGCAATCGTAGCCGTATTCTTTTAGCTTATGAGCAAGTTCGAGTTCTCCTCTTTTGCCTTTCTGTTTACTGTTCATTATTTACTCCTAATGCTTTTATTGTGTCGCTTTGTAGCTTCTCTATTTGATTTTTCAGTTTGGGTGGAAGCATTGCTTTTTCACTTACTCGCTTTTGCTCTTGCTCGTATACTATCCTGAAATTCGCCCTATCCTGCATAAGATTTTCAGACTCACATAAATCTTTCCAGCCTAACCGCTTAACAACCTGTCTTGTAATATCATCCATACTGTCAAATGCTTCTTTAGGTCTGTTATATCCAAAATTTCTAACTGCTCTTCGGAATTGCTCCCAGCCATCGGACCAGTTTTTTGATTCACATACAAGACTTACTGCCGATTCTCTTAACTCTGCAATCGTCGGAGGAAATTTACCTGTCATCATGTATTTTTGTATTGCTAAATTTAATTGTTCATAGCTCATATCTTGTAACAACTTGTACCAAATCCTCACTGAATCTGCATCGGGTAGAAAGTTTGGTGATGTATATACTGCCTTTAACCCTTTAACTAATATTTTAAATTCGTTAAATTCCATCTATCCAATCAAGCCTCCCCTCTTTCGACTGAACCGACTTGCTCGCCCTATTGCGTTCCCAGTTCCGTACTGCTGCCTTCCAGTCTTTCATTTTATTTTTTCCAACATACCAGCCCTTGGACTCGTAAAAGTCTATAAATGCATCTACATCTACATTGTTACCTCGCTCAATGCAATAGGCTTTTACCTCCTCCGCCGTTGGCGGTTTAAATATATTATTCTTTACCTTCTTTACATTCTTAACATTCTTTACATTCTTAAGATGTTGTTGCTCGTTTGTTGCTCGTTTGTTATTCGTTTGTTGCTCGTTTGTTGCTCGTTTGTTATTCGTTTCATCTTCACATTGGTAAAACTCCCAATTTTCAACGGTTGCAATCGTAAATTTGTTTGTTGAAAAAAGCGATATTTCTCCTGTGCTTTCGAGCTTTTTTAACGCCGTTCTTACCTGCTGAATTGAGAATCCCAGCTCTTTTGACAGCCGGCTTAACCCTATAATTGCCTGACCCGGTACAAGGTCATATCCTCTGTACTGTGCCGGCTTAAATGTAGCTACCATGAGAATATGAAGAAAAACATCTTTAACAACGCAGTCCGAATACCATCCCCATTCAATCATTTTTCTATGCAGCTTCACAAAGCCGTTAAGGTTTGACATTTAATCACCCCGTCCCCATTCACGTGAAATTTGGTTATCCAAAATACGTATTTGGAGCTTTATCGAGTTGATATTTTCCTGAGCTGTTTTGTACATAACATCTGCTGTATCACGCTTAAATCTTTGCTCTGCACAGTCACCATAAACAACTTTGTCTATCAAGGTTACAGGCATTCCGCTTTCTCTCCTTATAAGAGCCTGCTTTTTAAGTTCCAGCTTATAATCATGTTCTGTTTTAGCGTATTCTTTTCCATATTTAGCCATAAGTCTGATTGCCTCGTTTAGCCTTAAATTCAGGTCGTTCATCTCGTTTATCATTGTTAATCCGCTCATAGATAATTCCTCCCAATTAGACTCATAAATTCCTCTCTTGTATGCGTTTTTTCAAACTCTTTTTGACACAATTCTTTTAATTCTCTGTCAAAATCTTTGTTATAATGCACCCCTTTATTACTCATGTTGTGTAGCTCTGGTATTAGCCAAATAAAGAATCCGTTTTTTTCACTTATCCTGCGATTTGAACCACCATAAATGTGATGTTTATGTAAACCATATTCACGTCCTGTAACAAAACATTTTTTCTCTTCTTGCAGTATTGATTTTTTCATTAAAATGGCACCTTACCTTTCTTTAAATATCTTGTAAGTTCTTTTAAATGAGGTAAGTATTCATCTTTTATAAAATGCTTATCATATTTTATTTCAGAAAATTTCACACGATTAAAATCAACGTTTACATCACTTTTTGCATAATATTCATCAGGGTAAAGCGGATACGAGACTATGTACAACTTCTTAAAATCATCGTATTTACATTGATACACATACATCTCAACTTGTGCTTGTCTCCAGTATGCTTTAGTGATTTCAAAATCTTTTTCAGATTTATGAGTTTTCACTTCGTAAATAGTACCTCTGAGGTCGCCATCGTAGTTTACACGAAGTTTCAACTTCTCAATGATAATTTGCCTGTCTAAATTCATTTCCTCGCTTATAGAGGCTAAAATGGGGTGCTCATACCTATTCCCTGCTTCTGTATATAATGAGCCTTTAAAATCTGATTCCTGCTCCCCCATTTTAACCGACCACCACTGTTTAAATGATTTTGTGTTCCTGTTCTTTGTAAGAACCATCATAGTATCACTTGCGCCAAAATATCCGCTTCTATCTTGGTTTTTAATCATTTCACTGTAATTCTTATATGCTCCTTTTTAGTAATTCGTTTATTATGCGCAAGCTCTATCGCTCTATATGTATCAGGGTCTTCCACTCTTAATTTTTTAAGGTCTACACTAACGCTTTCAGATTTGGGTATGTAATTTATTCTGACAAGGTCATTATCTATAGCATCAATACCATATTTTTTCATTCCCTCAAGCAACATTTTCTTAACTTCATTTTCCTGTTTTTCTATCTCCTTTTTTTGGCTGTTCATTAATGCCAATGTTTCAAACGCCGCCATATTTTTCTTTTCAAATTTTTCTATTGAGTTCATTGCTTCCTCCTATTTTGTATTTAACCAGTCAAGGCATCCTTGCAATCGGTCTTCGTTAAGCTCTGAAAGTTCTGTTACACCGGCTTTGTTACACACATCTGATACTCTTAACCTTTTGATATCACAAAGTGCCACGATTTTATCTTCAAGTTCTTTTCGTGATAATGACTTTGTCTTCTTATCAGCAGCTTCCGCTTGATATCTTTGCTCATTTGAATCACTATCTTTTGTATCGTCTATTAAAAACAACCCATTTAAAGCATATTTACGGGCATATGATGAAGCCGAACCTGTAACCTGACTTCCGTCCATTCCTTTTTTGCTTTCATCTTCTCTTGCATATGCTGTAACACATACTGGAGTTGTCCCATCTTTTTCAATCTTCGCCGTTGCTTTTATGTAATATCTATCTCCTATTTGTACAATTTCATCATACAATGTTAATTCACATTCATATTTTGCACATAAAGGTTTTACTGCTTCCAATATGTCTTCTGCACTTCTATATTTATATTTTCCAAAAGAGTTATACTGCCCTTTTGGAGCTTTTAACTCACTTTGTATATTTATAAGGTCTTTCATTTTTTCTCCTAAAAATCATCTTCTATATCTTCCATTTCTATAACTAGCTTTGACTTTCCATCATCTGTATCTCTACCGCTGAACCTCTCACGAGCAACATCTATAAAGTCTGCCGCCGATTTAGCGTTCTCAAAGTCAAAAGCCATATCGTTTTTTCCATCAATAAATGTTATCCTGTACATCTTCATCCTCCCATTCATCTAAAAAATCCAAGTCATCTTCCGTATAGTAATCTTGTGAATAATAACGGTCTAATTCTTTGTCTGATATGTAATTCATCATTTGACTTCTCCTTTATTTCTGTTATACTTTATACATACTTTTTTCATGAGTGCCCATTAATTGCTTCCGCAAATGGGCACTTTATTTTTCATCTTTTGCCACCTCAAAACTTAAAGCAACTAAAAGAATAAATATTAAATAAATTAAAATGTTTATCATTTTTTTACTCCTATTATGTACGGCTGATTATTCAGCCTTATCTTTTAACTCTGCTTCCACAACTATGTCCCATCCCTCATATTTTCTGCTTAAGATTCTCGATAACGTTTCACAAAACAAATCAATGTTCAGTTCGTTTTTTTCGTTATTATCATTCATAACATTTCTCCTTTCTTCACATTAATATGATTTACAAATTCTTCCTTTCTATTCTTCTAATCTAATCACCGTAAAACTCACTTTGTGGTATAATGTATTTATCTTATTTCAGAAAGTGAGGTTCACCATGATTCCACAATACAGTGATAAACAATTATCAATCCTCCGAACGCTTCAAGCTTACGAACATATTGAAGTAAACGATACAAATCGTGTAGATTGTGATTATCTGTTACGTGAAGGACAGCTTTTACAACGATTTGATAGAACACGTTCTACAAAACCAATTAGATTAGTGTATTTATCACCTCAAGGCGAATCATACCTTGCCACTCTTGATACAGATACATCTCGTTATGATACTCCTTTAAAGATATCAAAGACATCTCAAAAGCTTTCTATCGTTGCCATAATCATTTCTGCACTGGCTTTGCTTAACTCCTTGAATGTTTTTACATTCATATCAGAAATGATACAACGCTTATCACAATAGCTATGCTTGACACTACTATTGAAAATATATTTCTTTTTACAACTATCTTCATTTCATCTGCTGTATAGTCGTAAAATACCCATTTATCTTTTATTCCCATTTGTTTTCCTCCTTGTTTAATACCAAGATACTCATTAATTATTCTTTGAACAACTCGTTTGGTTCAACCTCTAAAGCATTTGCTATGTTAAATACATCTATGTCTGTAATAATTTTTCTACCATGTAACATATTGCTAAATTTTTTGATATCATAGCCAGCTTTTCTTCCAATAGCACCTTTGTTATAACACTTTTCATCTATAATTCTCTTTGTATTTCTTGCTACTATAGACTCTGTCACATTATTACCTCCTTTCTTATGTACAAGTTTCTTTTACTTTATCTAAAGTATATTATAATTTTCTTGTACAGTCAACATTATTTCTCAAATTTCTTATACTTTTTATTGACACACGTAATAATGTAACCTATCATTAAATTAAGGAGGCAATAATATGGGAATCGGCAAAAGAATCAAAGAGGCTCGTAACAATCTTGGACTAACTCAGGAAGAACTCGCTAAAATGCTAGGGATTACAAAAGGTGCTATAGCAAACTACGAAAACGAAACTAGTCATCCTAAAGAACCTATAATGTATAAGTTGTTTAAAGTTTTAAAAGTCGATGCTAATTACCTTTTTCAGGATGTTGTAAATGTGCCCAAAAAAACAAATAACGTTACTTTGTCTGAATTTAATATAATTAAAAAATATAGAAAATTAGACGATTTTGGAAAAGAAACTGTAAATATATCAATAGATAGAGAATTACAACGTACGGTTCAATTAAAAGGTATCAAGCTAGAAAACAATTCATTCGTTTATGAAGAAAATACTATATATTTACCTGAAATATATTCTAGGTTTTCCGCAGGCGGGGGACAATATGACACTGATTCAGGATACGAAATGATACAAGTCCCATTTTCTACAGAAGCAGCACAAGCTAATTATGTCATCACTGTATCTGGTCATAGCATGGAACCTGAATATTTTAATGGGGAAAGAGTGTTTATAAAATCAATGCCTGATATCGAAATCGGAGAAATTGGAGCGTGGCAAATTAACAATGAATTATTTATAAAACAGAAAGGAATTAATGAACTGATTTCTTTAAATACTAATTATGACAATATACAAATAAATGAATATGACAATGTATCTTGTTTAGGTAAAGTCATAGGTAAGCTATAAATACAAAAATAAATTTACAATTCAAGGAGAAGAAGTTATGAGTTTATATAGTGTAGGTTCAATTTTGGGGTTTTTAGCCATTCCCATTATTATTTCAATTATAATATATGTAAATTCAAAAGATATAAAAAAATCTCTAATTGTATTTGCTATTCTAGTTGTTGCAATCGGTGGATTTAAATGGCTTGCCAGTTCTTTAAGCGAAAACAGTGATGAAACCGAAAATGATAATATAGCTAACGAAGAACAGGAAGCAGAACCCGTATATTATGATTTCGGAGATATTTCTTTTCAGCTCAATCAAGATACTAATTTTTATACACAGATAGATAATTACACAGAATTTAATTTTAAAAATTATGATAAAGATAATAATTTAATAGAATGGACTGATGAAGAAAAAAAAGATTACTGGGAAAATATGTCACTCGATTCTCCATTTGAACAAGTATTTTTTCAAGATTCAATGTTTCCAGATGTCGTATCTTTAGCAAAAGCAAGTTCGGTAGACTTCGTATACTCAACAATAGATGAATTTGCAAATGCTTATACAAATGAAATTGACGAAGAATATGAACGTTCTGATTCAACAATAGGAAACACGCATATATGTACAATTTATTATTATGATGATGGCGCCGATAGTATGTTTTTATATAAAGACAATTTATATATTATTTTCACAGATGCAAGTTCAACGGATAAACGAACTCTCGTAAAAGAAACTTTAGACACTATACGCCTTAATTAAAAATAAAAATAATAATTTGTTTTTAAACGAATCATAAAAAGGGGTATTCATATGAGATGTGCAATATATATAAGAGTATCATCAGATGAACAACGAAGAAAAGGGTTTTCACTTCCTGAGCAAAAGAAAACCCTTATTGAGTATGCCAAAAACAAAGATTATAAAATAATTGACATATATGCTGACGAGGGTATTTCCGCTTCTAAAAAGCCTCATTTACGACATGACTTCCAACGAATGATAAGTGATGTAAAAGCTGGTAAAATAGACGTTATTGTGTTTATAAAGTTGGATAGATGGTTCAGAAATGTTGGTGATTATTACCGAACACAGGAAATTCTTGATAAACATAATGTAAAATGGGAATGCGCCTTAGAAGATTACGATACAACAACAAGAACCGGAAGACTAAACTTAAATATAAAACTTACTATAGCTGAAGACGAAGCGGCTAATACCAGTGAGCGTGTAAAATTTGTCCTTAACGGTAAATTGAATAACAAAGAACCAGTAACAGGTAATCAACCTTTTGGCTATAAAATAGAAAAAATAGATGGTGTAAAAAGAATAATTAAAGACCCTGAAACCGAAGCCGAAACAAACGATATGTTTGAAACATTCTTTACCACACTTTCAGGATATGCTGTAACCAAACACATCAATACAAAATATGGTAGAAATCTATCTGATACAACGATTACAAGAAGATTGAAAAATCCAGCATATACAGGAGAACATAAAGGTATATCTGACTATCGACCGGCTTATATAACCCCAGAACAGCACGCACAAATACTTCGTATTTTTTCAAAAAACACAAGAACGGCACAAAACAATAAAATATACCTTTTTTCCGGTATGTTAATATGCCCTGAATGCGGTCACATAATGGCAAGCTGCACACAAAATAAAACTACATTAGGATATAGATGTCGCTATCATTTCACACAAAATTGTAATTATAGCCATGTAGTCAAAGAAACAGATGTTGAAAAATTTCTTTTATCAAATATTCGCCCTAATTTAGAAAAATATAATTTGAAAATGAAATCATTACAACAAAAAAAGAAAAAAGTTACCCCTCAAAAATTTGAAGAACAACTTGAACGATTGAACAATGTATATATAATGGGTAATATTTCAACAGATGAATACAAAAAAACATCTGCCGATTTAAAGGCTAAAATCGCCAATTTAAAAGCCGCTAATAACGATAGTCAGTCAATACCTCAAAATATGCTTAATCTTTTGTCTGACGAGAAATTTCCGTCCATATACAAAGACTTAAGCCGTGTTGATAAACGTTCTCTATGGAAAAGTATCATTGACATTATAATTATTGAGGGAGTAACCCCTGTGGAATTAAAATTTGTATAAAAGTATATCCCCTATCCTGCATAACAGTTCTGTCTTGCAGGATAGGGTATAACTTAACTTTCATACATAATTACACTACTCTCAAACAATATAAACCATTAGCTTTGTTTAACTTTAGTCTTTTTCAAAATAGAATTTATTTTACTCCTGTATGCAGCATCTAAAGGTGAATCCCAATTTTTGAAATTAACTCCATCAACATCACTTAAATTTGATAAATAATCTTTCAAGTATTCTTCCCAACTTTGCATTGATGTTTTTTTGCTAGAACTTGCAGAGGATTTTCCGCTCCTGCCTCTTCTGCTTCCATAGCTTTTTCTACTACTACCTCCTCCGCCACCATTATAATTATCCAAACCAAGATAATTCGGAATCGAGCCGTAAGGATTATTTTTAGAGTCGCCTTTAAAGTATACAAACAGTAATGCTTTTTCAGTGTTATCTTTAAGTCCAAGGCTATCTATGTATGCTTTAACCTCTTTCTGATTTAAATAACCGTTCCTGTCTTTGTCGTAGTCAAATTTTGCCATCATGTACATTTCGTCCAGTCGTGCAAAAGAATAGTTATATACTTTATCCAATCCATAACCCATGTTTTGTTGTTTACCTGTCAAGTTTATACATTCTGCAAATCTTTGAGGTATTTTCAAAGAACCTTTTGATAGTGCCACGGCTTTATTTCCTGTTCTACTATTTGCATCGGCTTTCTTTATAACGCTTTGTATACTACACATACTATTTGTAAACTCTTCCTCAGTACCACCTTTTTTTATATACTCTTTAGCCTTGTCTACATTCTTTAAGTGTATATCAAATATGGCGGCATATCTGTTTTCCACTTCTTTATTTCCATTGGAAAAGTTCGCCAATGCAAAGGCTTTAGTTCCGTATGATGAATCATGTGACTTTGCAAGTATCTTTTCTTTTGATGTATAGAAATTAAAAAATTCATCATACGATTGTTTTTTGGTTTTATTACCAAAAACACCGTTTTTATATGACTCATCTAATAATTTTATCGCTTTTTTGTCTCCGTCAGAGCCTGTTTCCCCTATGCGTTCAATTGCATATTTTACACCATAGACTTTTTTATCAGCCTGTGACTGAGATAAAAAACTATAATCTTTTATTTCAGTTGCTTTCATATCAGCGGACATTCCACCATACCGTTTTGAATCTATCATATCTTTAATATATCCAAATTGTTTCTGCCTTGATGTTCTAGCATAGCTGTATTTTTCGTCATACGTCATACGTTTACCATTAGCTAAATCATAAGACGGATTACCTGTGAAATTATACCAAAACTTTTCCTTCCCCTCGCCGTCAGACATTTCATTATATGTCTTTATAAGCTCCTTATCATATTTATCAAACCTTATTTTTGATACATTAGACGGATTTACATATGCATTAGCTATTCGCATAAATACATTATCACCAGTATTAATAGGATTTCCTCTACTGTCTAATTTCTTATTAAGTGTAACATTCCTTATACCGGGTATTTTATTTGCCTGTTGCTTAAAAAACGATTGCCAATCAGCCACCAAAGGATTATCACTTGTTGAACTGGTATCACGTTTATATTTATCAAAAACGCCTGCCGTTTGTGAAAATATTTGTGGCGTAAATCCACTCAAATAACCCTGAGGCACATCTCCTAACACTACCCTAATCACCGCAGCACCAACACCGTCACCATTATACGTTGTTTCTAGAAATGTATCTGCCATATCTTTGGGCGTTGACATAAACGACATATCTAACATAGGATTTGTAATAGAAGCTAATCCATTAACCAAATCCTCAAATAAATTACCTTTGTTTTGAAATGCCTGCATAGCTGCACCACCCATAAAGAATGAAGTTTGCATCGGGGACAACCAGTCAATTGTATAACTATACCCCAATACATTTATCGAATAATCTTGAAACCCCATATCCCTATCATAATAAGCATCTCCAGATTTATTCCCTGCTTCAAGTGTTACAAATCCAGCATTATACGCCCATGCTCCAAATACAAATACACCTGTTCCGGTCAAACCTGTTGATATATGATGTATACCGTCCATAAATCTATACGCATTTTTACTTGATGTTGCCAACTCGAACAAACCCCTTGCCATACCTAATGGTGAATAATCTACACTTCGAGAAAAAATGTTTATTGGAGTTTTTATAAAAGGAACTGTAGATTCCAACGCTACATTCAACGCACGTCTCCCCACAGTCCCAGCTTTTATTTTACCATTTCTTAGAGTCCAATCTTTCGCAGATGTTATTTTTTTAGATAAATATGTTGTATCTCTAAAGCATACTCTTTCCGCCTCGGCAAAAGCATATGAATGAGCTCTATCTGCAAATTCTTTATTAATATTTTTAATATCCTTTGCTGCAATACCCTCTGATTTACAAAACCTAATATAAGCATTATTATAAGCTGGTTTCATAAATATTAAATCTTCTTTATCAAGTGCCTTATAATTAAACTTTTCTCCTTTGTCCAAATGTTTGAAACGTGAAGTTTGTACACTATCAGGACGGGTTTTAGATAAACGGACACTCTCACTTCAACCAGAATCATCATCTCTCCACTTTACTGCGCTGTCCATATTTTCATAACGTTTATCAAACTCATTATATATGAAATCTTTTGCCTCCTTACGCTCGACATTAGAAACATCAACCATTCTTATTTTTGCATCAGGATTCCTCTTTGCAACAGCTTTCTTAACAGCTCCGCTTTTCATCATTTTTACTTCAATATAATCTGAAACTGTTCTGCCTAATGCAAACACGCTGTTTCCCGCCAAGTTTCGTATATGTGTTTTGGGATTAGCGAGCATTGAAAAACGTCTAAATTCATTAAGCCTTTCAAAAAGGGTGGCTGGTATCTGCTCCCATATTTGTGTATTTAATGTATTTATCACAGAGCGCACTTCATCTTCTGTCATATCCTTGGTGCGCTGAATCATCGCAATTTGTTCATCTGTAAATTTAATAGGCTCTTTAAGTCTATCGCCAAAATATTTATTGATAAACGCAAGGTCTTTTTCTAATATTCTAAGCTTGCCAGCAGGGGTTGAATTTAAGAATAATTTTACCGCATTTAATCCACGGCCTTGTGAACTTGCCCAATGACAAAAGAACTCCTCAACATTTTGCAGTTTCCTCATCATTTCTACGTCATCGGGATATTTTGCAAGTTCATCAAATAACGTCTTTGAACGTGAAGCAAATAACATTTCCTCACCAACCATATCGGCGACCTTGGTATCCATATAATCATCGTACATCTGATTTATACCTTTAGATTTAAGTTCCTCACTTGACTTTTGTATAGCTTCCTTTTTAGTTATGCCTCTAATCTTATGATATTTTTCAGACACATCATCAAATACCTTTTGTATTTCTTTACTATTAGCTTCATATGTTTTTTTATGGGTTTGAATAAATTGTTCTTTAACTTCTTTTTCTCTGCCAGCTTTTGTATAAGCCTTTTCTTGAAATGTTTCTGATGTAGGATTTTCTTCCTTAATTATTTTATTTTCAATTTTATTTTTATTCTCTGCAATATATTCATCTGAAGTTTTACCTCCATTAGCTTCTTTTAATTTTTCATCAAGCCGTGCTTTTTGCTCCGGGGTTAAAAAGTTTTCGTCATTTCCTGTTTTAGATTCTTGCTTATGCGCTGCCACATCAGAGGTATTCTGTTCTTGCTTATACAACAAATCATCACGATAATTTAATGCTTCGTCATAGTCTTTAAATGTAGGAAGTGAATCGAGTTCTGTTTGTGATGATTTTTTATATCCGCCAATAGCTACATTATCAATGACGGTATCTAAATCATCAGTATTTTTCATCATAACATAAACATCCGGTTTGTTTTTCAACAGTAAATCATTGTCAATATATTCAGCATTAAACGGTACACGTGCAACTGGCACATATCCAACTCGTTCATACTCATTTACAAGTTTTTTGCCATAACAATCCATCTTTATACCGCCATTTGCCCTTGCTGTTATAAGCATGTCTGTAACTGCACCCTTGTATTTTTTACCGGAATTAAACGCACCCACAATATCTCCATCAGACTTCACCGTTATTCCAACACTTCCATCATCAGAAAGAAATGTTTTTGCATTTGACTTTATTAGCTCATCAACACTTTTAGAGTCTACATATCCGCCATATGGATTTCTTCCTTTGCTATCATCTAGTGCCTTACTAAAAGTGGCATAGTCACTACCTTTTAACTTGGTATCAACTATGCCACTTGCATTCATTTTATTTCTAATTTCACCCTTTAGTGATACAGGCTCAAAATTCCCTCGCATTCCTCCCAGTTCCGTTTTTCCGTTGGGTCTAACAGCTCCGCTTCTATCAATTCCAACGCTCCTTTGTCGTCCTTGTATTGTGCTTTCAACCTGTCGTATATCGGCTGTTCTTCCGGTGTTAGTGGATATATCGGCCTTCCCCATTTGTCTGTTTTCATCTATCTTACCTCCATTTTTATTATATGCTTTTGCTCTAACATCTGCAACTGCTTTTTCTTCCGTATTCTTTATTGCACCTTTCTTAGCTTTCGCAAGATTACTATTCAGAACATTTTTTTCACTCACAGATAATTTCTTTCCAGCTTTTTCTTTCGCTATCAGCTTTATAGTTTGATTAAATTCTTCTTTCGTCAACTTATTAATATCAGTGCCTTTTCCAATTGCATTTGATTTAAGCTTATTTATACCTTTTCCTGCACCTTTAACTCCAAGGTCTAATGCTCCGCCAAGAATAACATTTCCAGCAGCATTTACACCCATATTTTTAGCCGCTTGTTTCCAATCTATGTTTCCATTTTCATCTACAGCGCCTTTTAATGAATCTATTGCATCGTAAGATGAAGACAAGGTTACATCAGCCATTCTTTCCGCTGCAAATCTTTTTATTGCAGCTTTCTTTACAGAATCTTTAGTCGTACTTTTAAGAAGTGATTTTGCAATACTTTCACCTAATGCTTTTTCTGGTGCTCCACCTACTCCCGTTGTTAAAGACCCTGCTAAAAATCCTGCCATATTTGCTGCTTTATACCCTAAACTATTCTCTGCCTGTCTAATTGTTCTCTCATCTAACCTTGAATTTCCATCTTTATCACGGGTTAAATTTCTTGTATAATTTTGAACATCAATAGGAGAAAACCCCTCAACAAATCCTGTCCCTATTTTACCTCTTTTATAATTTGAAGAATATAATTTTGCTAAATTATTTTTCAACTTGTCATCTAACATCTTACTAGCTAATTTAGCATCTCCACCAGCTGTACGAGTAGCATTTTGGAATTTGAGGTGTTCATTCATAGTCATGTTTCTATACTTGACTTTATCGGGGTATGCTTCATTTATAATTTTATCTATATCACCCCGACCCTCATTCAACATTTTACTTATGATTTCTTTTTTCTGCTTTTCCGATAAATGGCTGTATTCAGATTTTTTCAATTGTTCTTGGAGCTGGTTTTTATAGTCTAATATTAGTTTGAATTTTGCAGCATTTTTTTCTAAATTATTATTTGTTTTATATGAATGGGTTTCTTCATATTTTTTTGAATTTATATTAAGCCCCAAAGCATCTGTATTTTTTGCTTTGTCTATTGCCTTTTTAACGTCTTCAATACGTCTTTCTTTTCGTTCCTCTTGTCGTTTCCTTATTGGTTCATTTACAGCCTCTATATTTTTTACCGGTTCATGTACGCTTTTATTAGCTCTTTTATATATATTTGTAACAGTTCCACCCTGTGAAAGTTTTGTTGTACCCTTATTGCGTTCAGCTTCTCTTTTTTCGGCTTTTTCTCTTTCTATCTTTCTTGCAGTTTCTATGTTCTTCATAGGCTTATAAACGTTTTCATTAGCTTTTTTATAAGCCGATACAGCCGTTACACCCTGCGAAAGTTTCGTAAGACTATTTTTCTTTTGTTTCTCTCGCATTTTGGTGAGATTTTCAGATGCTGATTTTGTTGCCTGTGCTGCTTTTAATGCTTGGTCTTTTTTTCTTTTCCTTTCAGTCGCCTCTCTCTGTGCTTTCTTTTCAGCAGCGACTTTTACCGCTGCCTGTGCCGCCATCTTTGATTTGGAAGAGGAACTTTTTGAGCTGCTTTTTGCAGTACTTTTCTTTTGGGTGCTTTTTACCAGTTCACCATAAGATGATTTTACTGCTTTTTTACTTTTTTTGCTCTGTGATTTTTTGTAATTATTATATCCTTTAGAAGATGCTTTTTTTATTTTCTTTTTTAAATCACTAAACCAACCCATATTACTACTCCTTAATATCCCTTCTTATATGAATTTAAATAATTTATACGAGCCTGTATTATTGCTTTTTCCTGTGTAGTTTTCGCTGCTCTATATGCCGAATTTAAAGAACTTATGCTATAATACCCACCATATTTAGCTTGAAGTAAATCAAGATTAGCCGCTTCCTGTTTTTCTGCTTTATTTTGCGCCAATTGTCTGTCTTCTGCTTCTCGTTGTTCTATATAAGATAATTTAGCTGCATCATTTGTCTGTTTATAATTGAATATATTAGTATTGGCATTATCATCAATATCTTGCAATGCTCTTGTTTTATCTTTGTGTATATCTTTTTTATTATTTTCATAGTTGGCTGTCAGTTTTAAGTTTGAAGTTTCTGTCGCACCACCTCTTATACCTGCTTTTACTAGATTATCATTAAGATTTTTCTGATTCTCCATTCGAGAAATATAAGCATCTTTTAATTTTTTATTATAATCCTCTTCTGTTCTTACTTTTTGTTTTTCAGCATCTTCTTTTTGCTTTTTCTCAAAATCAGTATAAAGTTTATCATATCGTGAAGTATCATATGTTGCCATTTTATTTTTCCTCCAATTAAGTAAGAAATCCCTCGATTCAAAGCCGAGGGATTTCTTTTAACACATCATTTCTTTGCCTACATAATATGGATTCCATTTTGTACGCTCTTTTACGATAGGAAGTTTCCTGCATTTTTCTATAATAGCAGTGCCTGTTCCATTTCCTCCAAGTCCGTGGTATCCCTGATAAATTTCTTCAAGACTTTCAAGTTCTTCTAATGTTATCTCTCCTGTTACAATATAGAAATTGCCATATCTGAAAAGTTTATCATGGCTGTTTGCTTTTACCGCCTGAAATAATGCTTTTGACTTTTTTATTGCCCATATTAACGTTCCTGCTGCAAAACTGGCTACTCCGGAGCATACTATCGCTATTATATTATTTTGAATCAAATCAAGCATATATGCGCCCCCTATACCTTAACTATCCTTATCCTTACAGCCTGTATAGCTTTTCCTGTAACTCCTGCATAACCGTTGCTGTCTTTATTGTTATAACCTCTCACCCAAGGCCACCATTTGCCACCGGCATACACCTGATATTCTGCCTGATACCCTGTTTTGCCTTCCAAAGCTACTTGCAGCTTATCAACAGCCTTTTTCTTATTTCCTGCCCAGCTTTCACCGTACTTATCTTTTTCCCTGTCAGTCTGCCAGTTAAACCAGTCAGAGCCTAATTCATGAAAACGATATTTGAGTTTTCCAACATCCGCAGTCTTGCCAACAGTATTTGCCTGAAGTGCAGTCATGTTTTTGCCGATTATTCCTGCATAACCATCGCTATTAGTGGTGTTGTAATTCAATATTTCCCCGAGCCAGCCATCGCAATATGACCTGTACTTAACATCTATCCCTGCCGGAGCAGGATTCTTAACTGCTCCACTATCGCTTACAGGCGCAGAGCCCATCTCGGCTGATATCATATTGAGAAATCTTGTCCACCCAAGCGCCATAGTCCTGTGAGGACAATTTTTGCCGGACCAGTCTTTATGCCTTTTAACTCTGCTTATCCCCCAGCCTTTTTGCTTTAAAAGCTTTGCTATATATGCCGCCGCATTCTTTTCAGCAGCTGTAAACCTGCTTCCTCCAGACTTTGAATAACATATTTCTATCCCTATTGACTTTCTGTTTCCATTTCCTGAACCATCTCCTGCATGCCATGCGTTTCTGTTGTGAGGTATGCAGTGTATTACTTCCTTATCGTCAACTACATCATGAAAACTCACCTGATTGTTGTTGCTTCTCATGTATGATGCTTCATTATTAGCGGAAGCATCATTGGCTGTATTATGTACAGTTATATAAGAGGAGCTCATGCTGTAGGGACATTTCCTGCTGTACTTGCTTTTAGCCACCCACATATCTCTTTCTTTATATGCCATTATTCTTCCTCCTTACTATAACCGTTGTCATCATCATCGCTTTCAGCTTCCTGCCGGTCTGTGCCTATCTCTGCATCAATGTTTTCTATTCCCAGTTTAGCAGCCCTTTTGGTATCATCTCCTGCGATAGCGGCAGCGGTAAAAGAATTGTTCTTCCACCATGCAGCAAGCGCTGTTATTACGGTCGCACCAAGAGTGCATAACTGATAGATAGTATCATCTGCTATATCTATCGTGCCTCTTCCTGCTATAGCCAGCACCTGATTTACTAATGCTAAAATTAATACGATAGTTCGCGCTATCGTTCCATTTGAAATATTTTTCATTTTTTATTCTCCTTTCACAGCATCCTTTCTCGGATATTCATAATGTATTTTATTTCCGTTGCCCGGCAGGATTATAGTCCCTGCTTTTAGGACCATGTCGCCAACCTGTATCTCCTCATGTGTCTGTATTATTTTCCCTATATTATCTACCTCTATTTCTGCCGCTCCGTCAGGATAGGCATAAATAGTATATTCTACTGGCTGTGGTGTTTTTGGTTTTGCCGTTGCAATAAAAAACGCCGTACAAATGGCTATCCCTGCCAATGCGGCGCATATTGCAATTATGTATTTTTTCATACCTCTACTTCTTCCCAGCCGTCAGGATATTCTGTAGGCTTCCATACGTTATTATCAATCTTAGACTTATATACCTTTCCGTCTTCCGTGCAACACTCATCTTTCATGTACATTCCGCTGTCCCCCTGTGCCGGTACAAACGGTTTTGCCTTCTCTGGGTCTTTGGTGTGACATAAACTCCACTGCGCTCTCATGTCGTTAGGGTGGTCTTTGTAGATTGTACTGTCATACGGCTGTTTCAACTGCCATACCTGCCCGTCATCTCGAACCACTTCTCCTTTTTTCCAGTTTAAATATTGATGTTTTTCCTGGTCAAAATCCGGTATATCAGCTTCCCGGTCTATAATGGCTGGTCCGTGCATATCAAGTGCTTCTACCTGTAAATCTTCCGCAGCCTTTAATCCTATATCCCGCATTTTATCTAATACATATTCTTTAGATTCCATAGCTATTAACCCCCTCTTGTATTGCCTTTGCCAGTTCATCGTATGTAACATATTCAACCGGCACCGGTTCTGGCGGCTTTGGCAATGGGTCATATACGAACTCGCCATCTATGTATTTGTAGTCGGATATATCATCATCGGGTAGGTGGTCTACCCTTGGTTGCCCCTTTGCCCCGTACTGGTCCTCTGTCGCAGATAGTACCCTGCTGTCTTCTGGATCTAAATTTAGGGCATAGATTTTTTTATCTATTACCTCTACTTTTATATCTTTTGTTTTTTCACTCATTTATTACTCCTTTGATTTCGTAAATTTGATATGGGATAATTCGTGAATTGTCTAGCGTTGCGCTTGAACCGCCGAAAATTGTTGCAACATAGCCTGCACCAAATACAAATCCGGCTGATGTTACTGCAGCATTCCGGTACGCATTAACTGTTCCCGAATTTACGATATAACTGTTGCCACCATATGGTATTATCTCGCCGTTGGTAGCAGTATATTTCGCAGCATATATACAATTTATCAGATACAATGATTTTGGATTTGTAGTTTTTTTAATCGTTTGCGGCGCAAAATTGGAATTTGTATTTGCATTTTCCCATAATAACTCTTTGTGCGACATATCGAATAACGCCTGCAATGTATTATCTAATACTGCCATATAAAACACCTCCTCCCAAACTTTGAAAAAAGGTCTTTTATTTTGCGGGTTAGGCTATACCCCCCCCCGAGGATTTTTATGCCATATATTTTGATTGGTATACACCCGGAATCACTGCTACTGTTCGCTAAATCATTAAAATACCTTGCACCGCTGACTATTAATCCGTCTGATGTATGCGTTGCGGTTCGTGCCATTATACTTGCTCTGTTTTCTAACGTTATATAATTTATAACAGACATAATTCCCTCACATTCAGCTACACCACAAGTTTTCCACAATGCGTCAGTCCATGCGTTATTTTCTATCATGTAAAAATCATATCCGTCTAAATCTATCAATATTTTCTGTGCCGGAAATTTACTTACAGGACTTGCGTTTTTCCATAATAGCTTTACCTCTATAGACATCTTTAATAATTGTTGCAATGTATTATCTAATACTGCCATATAAAACACCTCCTTCCGATATTAGCAAAGAGATGTTTTATTTTTCTTATTATGCTATACCCCCCCCGAGGATTTTTATTCCATTAATCGAAATAGGAATGAACCAATACGGTCTATCTGTGTCATATCTCGTTTGTCCTGATACCCCATTATTGAATGAAATCCCCGCATCTACAACTGTGACATTTCTTTTGGCTATCGTAATCTTACTGGCTGCATATGTAGCCAGTTCTGTTCCATAAAATTCTGCTTCTTGTTCAACTTTATTACTAACCAAAACATAAAGTTCTATGTTTGAGGTAGTGCTCCAATGTGCTTTAATTAGAAATGCATCATTATTCCCCCTTATTAAGCGTATTGTTTGAGCGGCAAATTCGCTTGTAGGGCTCGCATTCGTCCAAAGCGTCTTAATATCTACCGACAGTTTTAATAATTGTTGCAATGCATTATCTGTTACTCCCATATTTTTTCCTTTCCCGCCTCTCCTTTGCGGGAAAGGCGTATTATTTCCATGTTCCTATTATTTCTATATTGTGCTGTGTACGGAGCGCTGTTGCTGCACTACCCCTGCAAAAAATCATATGTGCAGAAGACATATTGTCCTTCGCTGTAGTCGTATACTGAAATGTAGCTCCATTATTATCAAACACTGTGCAATTAACCAAAGCCGGGGTTATTGATTTCTCCGGAAAAGTTAATATATATGTTCCAAAATAAAAAGGTGCATTTGCGACATAATTAAGGGTTACAGTCTTAAGACCTTTTAACCTCATTATTAGCGTTCCGTCTCTGTATTTCTCCACTATCCATGTTCCGTCGGAGTTTGTTTTTTCGTAAGACTTTATAAGCTCTTGATTCATTTTCAAGAGGGCTCTAAGTGCATTATCTAACGTACTCATATTAGCCCCCTTTCAGGGTTACGGTTTACGTACCCCCCCCCATTCAAAATTTCTCATGTTTTCTCTCCTTTCTACTCTATCGGGTATCCTGCGTCTTCGAACATTTGTATTGTTTCTGCCGATATTGCAGCATCTGCATCTGTTATCCACTTCGACCATGTGGTTCCAGTATAATGCCTGTATATTCTGCCGCCGAGTCCAGCTATTATTTCTTGAACTCTATATGCGTTGCTTGTCCCTCTCATAACTCGTAGGGAAAATCCTTGGTTGTCTAACGGACAATTTTTTAGTGTTTTTGAGACTGCTGTACTGGGACAAAGCCAGCAACCAAAATCTGTGTAGTCGTTTAAATCAGCGTTTGATGGTATTGTCTGTGTTGGATTTAATTCAAAGCTATTATTTTTTAATTCTGTTATATTCTCTCCTATTTCGTAAATTCTGTATATTTCTTCCCAAACTCCATCACAAATAGGGCTTGTGGTTTGTATCGTATTATCTGTTAGTGTTATTTTATCTCTAGACCACAAATATTTATTATCGCCGAGTGTGGGAACGGTGGTTATCCATTCACCGTCAAGTGGTTCCGTTCCGCTCGATGACAAGTAATATTCGCGCTCTATCTTGGATATTCCAACCCCTTTGACGTTACCGATAAATCGTTTCGCCATGTTTCACCTCCATTAATCTTCATCATAATAATATAAGTTGCCTGTTACATCGTCATATTCAAATGTTCCTACATAGCCTTTATCTCCTTTTTCGCCTTTTAATGAATTTAGCCACTCCGATTCAGTACCGACAAAGCCGTTTCTTACGGCTACTTGATATGCAGATTCGCCGTTTATTCCGGGGTCGCCTTTATCCCCCTTTTCGCCTTTATTGGAACTATTAGTTAGTTTCTCAATTTCTTTTTGCAATAAAGGTATTGAGGCGTTGTAATTTTTTCTGTTTAGTTTCATATCGTCACCTATTCATCCTCATAATAATAAAGGTGTCCTGTCTTATCGTCATACTCAAGAATCAACGAATCTACATCATGACCGCTTACAAATAAATTACTATCTCTATCTACTATAAGGGTATATGTTTCAATGTCATTGCTAATTCTATTCTTTGAATAATTACCCAAGGTATAAAGCTTTACAATTTCTTGTATCCCAAAACTTTCATTTAATAAATCATTTTTTACAATAATTTGCATTCTTTTATATTTTTTAATTTTCTTTTTTAAATAAAAATCTTGTGGAACATCAGCCTCTTCACTTGCAATAGCTCCTATATAAACTGGAGCATTCTCATCTGCTTTTATATACACCTCTGCAGAAGTATTAGCTATACTCCTATCCATTGACTGAACTGTAACTAGACACCCCTTTTTCTGTAGATTCTTAAAATAATGTGTAACGCCGTCATTATCCATTATTGTCGTCCATTGACTTTCGATAGGCATCCCATCATCGTTGAATGCCTCATTGCCATATTTATCCACATCTTTAAACTTACAAATCTTGCCATCGGCAGTACCAAACCATAATGCATCATCATGTACACAAAAAGCTGTTGCAGGTACATTCTCCCAATAATAACATTCATATTGTAAATTTGACCTCTCTGTTGCCCATGAATTTTTCTGAGAACTATCCAATATATAACAATGACTATTAATACACAAAATATAAAAGCCTCTCCAAACTACAGAAACTGATTTAAAAAGATTTTCTTCCTTAAGCAATTTTTTATTTATAAAATAACTTCTATTCATAACAGCTGTTGAAGCTAAATAGCTATCATCACTCCCCATTTGAGCAGAAATACCATATATTCCATCTTCAGATAAAAAAAGCTGTTCCCCATTAAGAGAATTAAAAGACTTTTTAGATAATGCTCCAATACCTGTAATTGATTGTTTTACTGCATATGCTGATGTTTCATCAAATGTAAGCGAATATGCGAGAAATATTGTACTACTTTCCGGGTCAGCTTCTTTTATAACCCCTAAATATTCCCCTAAATCTATTAACCCCATAACTGACGTAAAATCATCTCCAACAACAAAATAATTAAGGTCAGGAAAATAATTCGCATTTTCATAAGCCGAGTACCAAACATATGATTTATATATACCACCTGCGCCGCTAAGAAACACTTTATTATTATATACAGAAGCCACAGAACATTTTTTTAATTGCTCTGCTGCTGTACTTACATTGCTTGTGGAATATTCGATAATAATATTATCTTCTCCTGCTAGGACTGGCGGTTTTACAGTTTTAAAAATTATCTTACCTAAAGCATTGTCAACAGTATAATCTGATACTCTTTCAAGAGTATCATACTCGCCACTTTCATTTTTTATTTTAACAATTTCACTATTTTTTAGAATAGGTAATGTCGTATAATATTCTAACGACTTACTATCGCCAAGAAACGATTCTTTACGTTTTCTTGTCAACAGATTTGCATTTTCATATACTTTTCCACCCCCTGAAGCTTCCCTACCGATTATTGTAGTCGGCACATAAGGTTGAATATCCTTAAAATAAAATGTTTTATTACCATCATTATCCGAATAAGTATATTCCATAAGTTCATTGTCTGCCAATATATAAAATGCCCCTCCCGAAATCGCATTAAAAAAAATACCGACCACATCACATTCCTTATTTTTCATTGTTATTAAAGCTTTTGTATTATCACCTAATCCATTATATACACTTCCATTTTTAACATATAAAATATGTGATTCGTCAGCATAATCAAAAGCCCACATATCGGTTATCTCTTTTTCGTCAATTTCATTCAGCGGATTATACTCTACTCTCCAACCAGTACGTTTATATGGAATACCTCCATCATCAGGAATCATATTTAATGCGGATGGACTTCTCCTTTTATATACCTGAGTTGGGTCATTAGTAAAATCTACTCCTTTAAAATTATTGTAAACAGATGTATATATCTTAGCTTCTTCTGGTGCAGGTAACGCCATTTTAAATACCCCCTGACAATATTTTAGCCCTCGGTAACTGTTTCTTTGTTACCATTTCTTGTACAAGCTTATCGTACTGATTATAGTAATCAACCGCTTTTGCTTTCTCGTCTTCAAGCCAAATATAATAACTTGAAAGAAGTGGTAGCAAATAATGCACTTTTAATGGAAGTGGTATTTCTCTTTCATCAGGAGTTTCAATTGTAAAAGGTGTATGTGCTTTTTTGTAAAAAACCTTAAATTTTCCAGCAACGCTACCATCCATGACTAATATTTTACCGTTTTCTATATCGAAATTATTATATTTTTCATATATTCCGTCACCTATCATGACTGGCGTGTCTGCAAATTCTAAAAATACATTTCTATCATTTTCACGGGTTAGTTCCTCAATGTCATAGTAAATAATCCCATTCATATTCTCTTGTTCGATTATATAAGTTCCAACTATAGGCGATACGTTTAAATTTATTTCTGTAATAGCTCTATTAATTGAATTAGGGATTATATCTTCAAATTCATTTATTTCTTCATCTTCTGCAAATCCAAGGTCACGAATTTGCTCCTTTAATTCTCCATAATTCATATCCACTCCTAAAAAATATGTGGGGCTTAATACACCCCACATATAAATTATAACTCCTCAACAACTGCGAGCGAACAAGCAGCAGAGGTTGAAAGCACTACATTTCCTGCATCGTCTCCATAAGTATTCATAAACATACCTGAATTAATAGGCACATCAACATATTTACCATTACCAACACTAATAGTAAGGTCATTAGTTGCTTGAACACCTTTTCCCGCTTTTATTGTAATAGTTGCTTCCGCTGAACCTCCAAGGAATCTCAAAACAGTTGACTCATCTTTACAATCCCACGGAATCATTACTTTATCAGATGTAGCAATAGAAGTATATGTAACCTCATTCGCTTCATCTCTCTTCACTTTAATTATATCAATAGTTTTATCTGCCATTTCTTACCTCCTATTAATACTTAACCTGTAAGGATAGTGATTCTTTAGGTCTTACCGGAATACCATCATAGATAGCATATCCTTTAATTGCATCTTTGAAATGCTTTTCCGTCCTATATGGCTCAAGATGTAGGTACGGCTTAACAAAAGCAATAGCTCTCCTTGTTTTGACCTGCACAAATTCATAATCCCCAGATTTATGGTTTTGATTAGATTCCTTAATTATCATTGAATTGTATTTCCCCACATAGCCATTTTTCAGAAGTTCAGAATTATTTGTATCAAGGTCTCTATACGCCTTTCTAAGAAGTCCTACAAATTTAGGTGAACCTGTAACAACTATCTGATTATTTCTGTTTACATCTTTCTCTCTAAGTATAAGTAATGCCTCATCAAGATAATCAAGAATATTCGCTTCTGTTACTGCTGTCGTTTTCTTAAGTTGCGGTACACTCTTATGTGCAATAAGTGAAGCCATATAAGCATCCTGTTTTGTCGCAATTTCCTCTTTTACTTCGCTCATATAGGTTTCATAGAGGTTTCCTTTGGCTATAGCCTTGTCAATATCTCCTACCGCAAAATTGAACTGTGCAACCTGCATAATAGGAAGCATGATTGACGAACCCTGAAGTTCTTCTGGGTCTGAAAGTGCATGAAGTTTACCATCTGTATACGTATCAAGATTAGGTCTTCCTGCATTAAGTATCTTAATGGTATCTCCCTGTTCCTTTGCAACCCCTTCATAGTCATGGTTCATATCCTCGTAATTTACGAGGTCTGTTTCTAGTTCTGTTAAAATTTTCTGTGCGTGTGCCATAGGCACAAAATTTCTCCAACTCATTTCAATTATCCTTTCCACTTCATAGAAGCTTTTATTATTTTGTCATAGTTTTTTCTAATTTCTTCTTCTGACATTGCCTCAACTTCTTCACGAGTAAAGGAATCTTTCTGTGGAGGTTCTGTGTTTAGTTTTCCTATTTCTGCTGGTGGTTTTATTTCTGCTGCAACTTTCATTTTCTCCGTAGCAAAATACGCCTCTTCTGCGGATAATCCAGCTTTAATATAATTAACAAACGAATCTCCTAAATCTGAAAGACTTTTAATTTCAGGGTTAAGTTTCTGTATTTTTAAAAGGTCTTCTTGCATTGCTCTCTCTGCATTTATCGAATCTACTTCTGCTCTTAACCGTTCAATTTCAATATCTTTTTTTACTGACTCCTCTTCCGCATCTAAAATTGATTTAATGTCGTCAGGGTCTAAACCCATACTTTCCGCAAGTGCGTTAATTTCAGCATTTTCATTGCCGCCAATTCTTTTCATTGCCTCAGCTCTCGCATTCGCTTGAGCTTTCATTGCTTCAATTTCTCTTTCGGCGTCTTCAGCCCTCGTCTCAGCTTCTTGTCTTGCTCTTCTCATTGCCGCAAATGCTTCATCCGCACTTTGCTTTTCATTTTCACCATCAGGTTCAGCGACCTCCTGACTTTCTACGCTTGTGTCGGCAGGTTCGGCGACCTCCTGCTCTTCTACGCCTAAATTTTCAAATTCTGACATATTGGTTCTCCTTTTTTAAAAAATTTTATAAAAAAACGAGATTACTCTCGTCCTTTTATCATTGATTCACTTTCTTGCCCATTTGCTGTATATGCTTTCCCATATTCACTGCATTTGGGATTAATACATGAGTAATAAA